GTCATACGACCTGTGATTAAAAAGATATGGACTACATTACAGAAGAAGGTAGGTAAGACACCAAAGAAATTAACGAGAATGGATATAAAAACTAATCAGTATCGCCAATCGAAAGGTTTACCTCCTTTGAAGAAATAGAATGATTGTGTTCACCTACTACACCAGGTGGATTGATCAACATAACGTCAGCACATACACTATAGTATGGTGACTTAGGATGGAATACTATGCCCTCCTTTTTCATCTGGCCACAATTTTTTAACCTAGCTATCTCAAAGTCAAGGCGTTTATTTGCTATGACTTGAGTACGATACTCATTATGCAGGGCAACAGACTCTTTACACTGTTCCATTGCTTTCTTGTCTAATGGTATAGAGATGGTCATTGATAGACCTAAGTTTATATTCTGCGTAGACTTCTGCCCAGTACGTGTAGGAACGTAGTAGAGTATCTCACCAGGGCTATCAGGTATATTATCATCGTTGTTATCTGCCATGTTGTAGACTGGATCGTTGAACCAAGCCTCGTAAGGATCTTGCCACGTTCCTGTTCTGGTGACGTATGGTGTAAGGTTCATGGTAGCCCCTTGACACTGAATACCATCACCATATGTGTTGGTGATGTACGGACCTTGTAAAACTTGTATTGCCTGGTTGGTAACTGAGCCTGAACTATTCGCGACTGGATTTGCTGTCGCACTGACTCCTCCCACATCAGTAGCAAAGCTAGGTGCGGTAGGTAGGAGTGAGAGTCCTATGATCAGTTTGAGAATATGCTTGTACTTTCTGTGACGCTTTGGACGGTGGTTTCTCTCTGTATTATCGTGTGAGTCTGAAGACCTGGTCCTGAATAATGCTCTGTGAATTGGAAGGAATTTCCTGGCGTGGTTTGCTTCCAGTTTGGTTTGTTTGTTGATGATAAATCTAGTCCAGTCCATGTTGAAGTCACACCGTCTACGGTATTAGTTTGTGTTGATACTACGTCAGGAGCAACATTAGTTGATCCATCCTCTAACTCTATGCCTGAGCCACTGACCGAGTACGTCCAGCCTGTCGCATAATCCATCGAATTTATGGTTTCTGACGTCGTAATCGTTTGCGTCGTCGTCGAGGTCATCGAGCCTTGAGTGAAATTCGGGACCACAGGCACAGCATATACAGGTGCAGCAACTGCTACACCTATAGCATATACTATATATGTACCTCTTTTAAACATAATTATAGCAATTAACTATTGAATAGTCAATTCTGTCACGAACTGTGCTGTCGCAGAAGTTCCACTTCCACCACCAACTGCTGTTACAGTGTGTGCTGATGTCACTGTACCTGTTCCAGTACCACTACCAACTGCTGTTGATACCTGATTACTGTAAGGACTTACTGCACCAACTGTGGGTGCTGTAGTAGCTATAACATCACCTTCAACGAATGTTTGGCTAAAGCTGAATGCACCCCCTGCACTTGTCTGGGTCGCTGTAGCAATAGATCCTTGACCAACTCCGTCAGTCAAAGTGCCTAATCCACCAACCATATTGTCAGCAGAGTTACCGCCACCAACATCCATAGTCACACCAGATCCAGAGACAGTGTATGTCGATCCAATCCTTTCAACCTGAGTTGCTGCTGCATTCGTAATTAATTGAGTGCTTGATGTCATGCGGTGTGTGATGTCCGCTAATACAGGTGAACTAAAACCTGTCAATAATATAAGTGGTAAAAACTTTTTCATCTTTTTGAATACACTTACCTGTATTATGTAGTAATTTTTACTTTGTATAATGTTATACACATAAGGAAAATCTATAGAAAACATAAAGAAAACTTAAGACTGTCACAAAACTGGCACATGGCACTTGACAAAAGTACATAATTGCTATATAGTATTGTTACAGTTCTTTACAAAGCACAAATGACAGTTACTACAGAAAGCGGTGGTCGCCAAAACGCATTTCCTACCGAAACACGTCCTTACATAGATGAGTCTGTCTCATACGATGGTTACCCACAAAATGCTGAAAAAGTTAATGGTCGTTGGGCAATGATCGGATTCGTAGCACTTCTAGGTGCATACGTTACCACTGGACAAATCATACCAGGTATTTTCTAATGGAAAATAATTACTGGAAGAACGCAGAGATGATCAATGGTCGTCTCGCAATGCTCGGTTTAGTAATCGGCACTATCAATTACGGTCTATTCGGATGGATAGCACCAGGTCTATTTTAATTCAATTACAAAAAGGTACAAACAAATGACACCAGAAGCAGAAAGATTCAACGGTTGGGCAGCAATGCTTGGTTTCGTTGCAGCAGTAGGAGCATACGCAACAACAGGAAACATCATTCCCGGTATTTTTTAATGACAACACCAAAACCAATCGAACCACAAAAGAAGGTTGCTGAGACACTTAATGGCAGACTAGCCATGATCGGCATCATCGCAGGGTTAGGTGCTTACCTAACAACAGGACAAATTATCCCTGGCTTTGTATAAATGTCAGAGTTGTCCCCAACTAACGAGATATCACCCTTTCTAGCAATCCTATGGTGTTTCTATCCCATAGGAATTCTAGTTTTCATCGAACTATTGTTTAGTTCTGATGATGACGATGACGATGAAGGCGGTGGTGTAATGACCCCAGTTTATCAAGGAGCATAATGTATCACATTTTATTCACAACATTCGTCACTCTATACCTCGTAACAGGTGTAGGTAACATCGCATTCGCATGAAACAATTAATGTATAATCCATACTACTCATTAATTGAGTTTGGATTTTTTGTTGTCATCGGAACAGCAGCAGGTATGGCAGGTTTAGTCTAATGAATTATCACGACGTAATGGAGGCATATAAGCATCCACCATCAGTTAAATACATTCCAAGAGTATTTGGTTGGTTAGCAGTCTTTATGATATTAGCTGGAGTTCACTCCACAGCATATGCATTTGAATCAGAACCTGTAGTATGGGTTCAAGTTCCTCAGTGGACAGATGATTGGGCAGTGTGTGCAGTAGATATTCCAGATGCAGCATGTCATTGGTACGTAGCAAACGCAGACAATACATTCGGAGAAGGATTCGACTGGGAGACAGCTCCTTGGTTCGATGCTAATGGATTGAATGACGTAGCACCAATACAAAAATTAACAGTAGCACAGAAATTACAAGAGGTAGGATGAATCTATATCAAACTTTGCAAATGTTTTTAATGATATTATCAGGAACAGCAATATTAACAACTCTCACAGTGATCATGATGAGCACTATGATGGAAGACTAAATAGGACACATACATTAAAATCATGTTACAGAAAATAGTAAATGGAATCGCTATTGCAAGTGGTGTTGTATCTCTCACCGTTATTGGTCTTGGTGGTTACGTATTCATACGCAAGGATGCGATTATCGATAGCGTCAAAGGCAAGGTAATGGAGGCAGTCACCGAAAAACTTGGTGGTATTGGAGATTTAGGAGGTGGATTAGGTCTACCCACACCATCTAATCCTGTTGCAACACCAGACGCTGCAGAACCAACTTCACCTATACCATTCGGTTTTTAAGGATTAAGTGTCTATATATAATATAGATACGGTGATCCCATGGCTGAAGCAAAAAAAGAAGATGTAAAACCTAAAGGTCCTTTAGGTAAACTAAGAGAGGCAGTAGACGATAAAGAAGAACAGTTAGCAATCCTGAGTACTTTTGTAAGACTTGGGATTTTAATCTGGGCAGGTGGAATATTGACTTTAAATTACGTCCAATTTCCTGGTTTATCAAAACAAGATAATATCGATCCAACTTTCATAGCTTCGGTCTTTACAGGGGTTTTAGCTACTTTTGGTGTTGAAGCAGGACAAAGGAAAAAGAATGCATCATCATCAGGGGGAGGAGCAAACATATCAAAGAAAGATATGGAGATATTAATTGAGAAAGCAGCAAATACAGCACCCGCACAAACAATAAGAATTGAGCAAGCACCTATGGTTCTTGCACCTTCAGTACCACCTAAGAAAGGATAATGGAAAAGAAAGAAGTGAAATGGGGTAAATGGTTCGCTCTGGGATTAGGTGGACTCATTGGATTATCTCACATTGGTATGATAGGTTCTTTATCAAATCGTCAAAGTAAATTACCAAGCATCAACTTACCAGTTGGTCCTTATACATCATATGAAGCAGAAGTCGGACATAATGGATACAAGATAAGTTATAAAGCGAACGATCCAAAAGTAATGCGTGTGGAAAGGGATAGTAACACGAAGGGTGGCTTTCTTGGATTGGCTAACAACAAAGTTAAAGTCGTTGAGCAATACACGATGGACGGTGCAGTACACCATAAATCAAACACAACAGAAATCGCAACAGACGGAAAATCAGAAGCTTGTATCAAAGCAATCGGAGGAGCAGAAAACACAGGAAGACTCGTGGGTTCCAGCGTTGGTGCTAGTGTTGCTCCTAGCGTCGCTAATATTCCCATTATTGGTTGGGTTGCTGCTGGTTGGGTAACTATGTTCTGAGGTAATCAAGGTGCAGAGATTGGTGGTCAAATGGCAGAGGATCTTAACAAAGATTGTTAGTGTGTAAACCGACATAATATTGCGTAATTTTACTCAAGTGTTATAATAAATATTATTGTACTGGAGTTGAAAGATCATGTCCCATTACATGCTAGGTTGGCACGACCAATCAAATAAACATTACGAAATCGGTGAATATGCAGAAGATGCATTTGAAGCAGTAAAACACGCAAGAGAGGATGTTCCGTATCTACACGAACATCCTTTTTCTTTGGATACAATTAAAGAAATTAAATGAAAAAATTTAATACATGGGTCTT